GCAGTGTTATAGATGCGCTGCTCCGCCTGACGTATGAACGTATTCATATTGTCAGTTGGGAAAGAGTTCTCGCAGTAATCGCTTACCTGCGTGACAAGCTCGGTGTAGTTCATGCCATCGGGCCTCTACTCATAAAGCCTTTGGTAGCTGCTCCAGCGCCACGCATTTTGATACCAGTTGTCTTTGTTGCTGGCTGTGCACGGCGACTAATATTTCCAACAGACATATTGACGGTATTGGCATCGCTATGGTCAGGGCCAGAACCGGGATTTTCGGAAGCTTTAACAACTTTACCGGTCATGGTGTGAGGTGTGGCATAGACAGAAGCATCGCCAACTTCTTTACCCATTAATTTTTTGCTAAATGTAGCCATGATTAGCCTCGTTTCTGTGCGGCAATTTTTGCCAAGTTACGGCCCATAGACAACATATCGGCATTGGTTTTACCCTTACCTTTACCTTTTCCACCGTGCATCATTTTAGCAACGGGGCCGCTATCACCATAGTTTTTACCTTCGGTCTTGCCTTTTTTAGCAATACCGTCAGCTGATTTTGTAAATGCCATAATTAACTCCTTAAGATATTGATACTGTACCAACAAATGTTGTTGCCACCAAGTAGTTTGGTGTCAATCCTGCATCAAAAAACCTAGCTCCGCCAACAGGTGACCAGCCCCACTGAATGTCTCGTGAACCACCTGATGGATTGCCGCTTGCGTTTACACCCGAAGTCACATAAGTTGTGTCCTTGCGAGGGTTACGCAAAGCCTGTGGATCATCCACTGGAAACGTTCCAAGCATTAACTGCGGTTGATCTGGATCCCAACACTCAGGGCAAACCAACAACTCATACTTACGCTGCTTAATAATTTCATTCTTAAGCTTTTTGAGTTTAAACTGCTGGCCGCAGCGATCACATTCAGCAATCGCTATCTTGCCGGATGCGAAACGATTACCCATTATGTGTTACCTATGTACGTCTGACGAGGTACAAACCTAACAGCTGCTTTTTCTCGGTCTTCACCGGCTGCAGTCTCAAATGTCTCATCGTAAATCTGTTTTAACATCTGGATGCGGGGCATCAGCTCAGGTACTTTAACTGCGATGTGATAAGCCAATCCAGCCACCAAACATGGCAGGAAGCGGAAGTTCATATCAGATGTTTCCATACCTGCACCCGCATCCTGCACTCGCCTCAAGCGCCAGTACACGAATTGATAGGTGGTGGTGTTATCAGGTGTAGGCCATACAGTAATGGCAGGAAGCTGCGGGACAAAGACTGCTGTGCCATCTGCTTGAGCGGCGGCTGTAGTGTTGTTCTGACCACGATAAACACCGCCAAGAGTGTTACCTGATATGTAGGTATAGTAGATGTCTTCTGAGTTTAAACGAATAAATCCTGCTCCCGCTAACCCAACCACCGTGTTAAGCGTGATCGTTGTTGCCGTGGAGGTGATGGCTCCATCCAAGACTGCATTCGTTGGATTAGTTTGCCCAGAAAGCCTTTGAATCCAAACTTGGATTGGTCTTGCTTGACTGAGTTTGTTTGGGATTGTTGCATAGGTAGAAACACTAATACGAGTGATAGTTAAATCAGCTTGAGTAGAAGATGTATTAGCTCCTGTGCGGATAACGTGTTCTAACAGATCAATAGTATCTGTAGGCAGGGCATACGTAGCTAAACCCGGAGTTAGGTTGATAATACCCTGCTCCATAGTCCACATGTTGATACCTTTGTTCTGCCACTCAATGGTCATTAGGTTCATAGATCTGCGTGCTGTGCGCAAGTCATAACCTGAACGCATTTCCCGACCCGCACGCTCCCACGCTTCCTCGGCGATCTCCGTGAAGTCCATGTTGAACAGTGTGGTTCCGGTAGTGGTCATCTAAATCCTGCCGTTTTCTTTGCAATCGTTTTAGGTTGGGCTACAAACTGTTTGCCTGATGCCTTGCCAGCACGTTTGGCTTTGGTCGTAGCCGCATACTCTTGAGGAGACAATGACTTAATTGCTGCTTCAGGCAAATACCGCTCACCCGTCTTGCTTGACGGTTTACCAGACTTAGTGCGCCACTTTTGGTCGCCCCAGTCTTTAAGCGATTTCTGAGGAGCTTTCAATCTCTGTATCCTCCGCCAGCTTCCTTGTATTTCTTAGCTACAAGCTGAGCTTTACGAGCCGACCATTGGCCTGCGCCAGTACCGTGGGTTGCTGCGGCTTTTACTTGAGACACAATCCGCTTGCGCAGACTAGGCTTGGTGTAATTACCTGCGGCATTAACTTTTCCGCCTTCAGCGTACTGCGTGAAATCAGTGCTGTCACGGCGGGCTTTCTTCTTCCCGCCGGGCATCTTAGAGGGAGATATTGCTCCCATCCCACGGCTTGCCATCATGTCAGCACTTTCCGCCGTAGTTCATCTTGATCATTGTGCCTTTAGTTTTACCTTTAGTGGCACAACCATCTGCACGACTAGACGCAGAAGAAACAGAGCCACCTTTAGCAAACTTACTGCCGGGGAAGCTATTGTCAGGACGATCTGGTGAAAACACTTTTGGCTTTGGCTTTTGCGTAGTTTGTTTTGGAGCAGACCCGGGAGGTGTGTAACGAGGCGTTCTCATATCACGAGTGGCATCAATAGAATCTGCAGCTTCTTGTGCTGCTTTATCAGGAGAATCACCAGCGGTAGGATCTTTGGAAACACGACGCTTTAAACCACGCTCACGGTTTAGATAATCGCGCAAACTCATGCCGGATTCTTCTAATTCTTTCTTAGAAACAACTCGGTTCTTGGGCTTTTCAGATTTAGGAGCTTTTTCATTTTTTGGGCCAGCGCCCATAGATGAAGCAATGTCCATAGCTTCTTGGGAAGCATTTGCCTCCTCTAAAATAGAACCGCCATCTTCATAAAATCTACGTTTCATGTTAGCTCCTTAGCACTTGCCGCCACGTTTCATGGCAATCATTGTTCCTTTGGTTTTGCCTTTAGAAGCAATGCCATCAGGTGTTTTGCCAGTCTTTACAGCGCCCATCTTAGATGCAGCCATACCGCCACCAGCCAGTTTAGTCATAGAAGAACCTTTGTGCAAACGGCCTTCGTGTTTGTTTACGGCCTTCTGCATCATTTTCTTGTCCATTTTTACGTCTTCGTGTTTCATGTCGCCACCTTTAGAAAATTTACGGCCTTTGTCAGCCTCGTTAAACTCTTTACCCACAGACTGTGGGACGCCTGCTTTCTTAGCAAACGCTGGGTTGTTAGCCACCGCCGCCATGAAATTGTGTTGCTTCTTGCTTGTGCTTGGCATTACAGCACTCGACCCTTAGTCTTACCACGTTGGGCAATACCATCAGCGCGTTTAGAAGCGGAACCAACTTTACCGCCTTTATTAAATTTTTTAGACCAGCTAACTCCATACCCCTTACCAACTTTGGCGGGTGCTAACGTACCACCACCTAGAGGGATGCTTACAGCATCACGAAGACTTTTGCCAAGTGATGATGGCTCCCCAAAGTTTGGTGTGCCTTCACTTCTGGGTGGTGGTGATGGTGGTGGTGTAGGTGTTCCATTTGACATGATTAGTTATCCTTTTTGAATAAGCTGGTCAATTTTTGCTTCAAGTTTGTTAAAGCGCTGGTCAATGTGGTTTGTAATGCGGTCAACTTCTGCTTGAGTAACGTTATCACGGGCAACCTCCTCACGAGTTTTGTTCAACAGGATCGTGACACGAGCCAGTTCCCTGAACTTTTCGTTCATCATGTAGCCCAGCAATCCAATCACTAACGATAGGATGGCAGACCAAGCGGTATTTAGATCTAACAATTCCATGCCCTCAATGCTTTATTGATCCGTGAATCCGGGTCGTTTGCCGTCTTTGCACTTGTCAGTTTCTTCTTCATGCCACTCATCCTTGCACAGAAAGAGTCGCGCCGTGAGCCGCCTTCCGGCTGGGGAGGTTTCAAGTTCATGCCTTGCGCTTTCGCGGAGGCCCGACCCTTGGCGTTCAAGCCGCCCTTCTCGGACTTGCCTTCTTTCCTCTGCCATGCTGGACTCTTAGCCATAATAAACGTTCGCAGAAAGTAAGTTACTCATGGTCATGTAGATACCGTTTCTTACCAAAATCCCCTCACCGGGAATCAAAGCAAAATTACCAAAGGTATCACCTGCGCCAGTATCGTAAGTAGCAAGCCACAAAGATGCGTATGCCGCCGCTGTTCCGGCGACAATAGTTCCAGAGTTAATATCTGTCACTGTGAAAGTGTTTGCGCCAGTGCGTGTAACTGTGTAGTTACCGTTTGTGCCAGATGATCCGCTTGCTGTTGCAAACGTAAGCCCGACTACATTGCCAGTAACCAACCCGTGTGCGTTTCTGGTAACAGTGATAAGAGTACCCGCCCGCTCGTATGTAGCTGAGACAGGTGCTGTGGTTGTGTCAAAGATGTCTAGTGTTCCAGCCGTAGCTGTGCCAACCATAGATATACCTTTGAGCCTATTGCGACCCAAAACAACAAAACCTGAGTTGTTCAGGTGGCCCGATTTAACGTCAGTTTGCATCATAATCAATCTCCTTTAAAAAAGGGGCCGAAGCCCCTTGGGTTGATTAGGAATCTGCGAAAGGTGTAGCGACAATGCCGGAACCAATAACGTTTCCAGTCACCATGTACTTATCAGCAGCAATTGCCACGATTTGAATCCATGTGCCAGCAACGCCGCCGGTGGTTGTACCGTTCAAGTTAATGAAGTCGTTAGACGAACCGTTAGCAGAGAAGGCAACTACAGCGCCAGATGAGTCTGAATCAATAGAAATAATAGCGCCAACATACAAATCGCCAGAACCAGAAGTTGTACCAATCTTCAATGAACTTGTAGAGATGGTGGTAGGAACCCAGATCGTGTAAACAACGCCTTCGTTGTTAGCTGTGCTTGGGTCTTGACCGGGGCCAGATGTAACAGAGTTTGTTGAAACGTTAATTGCTGGCAATGTCAAAGTGACTGCTGCAGCCAAAGAACCACCAACAGCGATGATACGACCGCCGTGAGCTTCTGGGCTTAATGTGGTGCTTGTGGTGATGTCAACAACAGTAGCTGGACCTTGTTGATAAATGCCGCCCAATGAACGAACTGGGCCTTGAAACGTAGTGCGTGCCATGATGTATTCCTTACATGCAAGTTGGGGTGTTCTGTCTGCATGTCGTCAGCCGGGACTGTCAGAACACCGGATAAGCCCGGATTACTATGTTTATACCACTACGTTTAAACCAATGCAACAAAAAAGGGGCCGAAGCCCCTTCTTTTTTTTGAACCTATTAGGCTCCGGGTGAACCGAAGATGCCCAAAGGATCAGACACGCCGAAGCTGTAACGCTCACGGGCTTTGTAACGAACGTTACCTGTGTCAAAGTCACCGTCCATGCTGGTAGACATGGGAGTGCGGATGAAGTGCTTCAAACCGTTAGGCACATCAGTCAACAGGAACCAAGCATTGGTGTCTGTCAAGTAGTGGTTAACGCAGTAGCCATCAGGGATAGAACCGTTGTTCTTCAATGCGTTGATGTCATTGTCGGCAGTAGAAACACGGAGTTCGGTTTCAAGCAGACGAGTGGCAACGAATTGCAGAGCAGGTGGAATCACCAACTTTTTAGGTTTGGCGGCGATAAGCAAGCTACGCTCATCTGTCCAAGCAGCGATCTGAATGACGGCATTCTCAAGAGAAGTCTCGTTCAAGTCGGCAGGAGTAGATGGAGTGTTACTGTTAGTACCACCGGAGACCAATGGGTGGGCAGTGTTACACAAAGTAACGCCGTCACCGTAAGTCACGCCAGAGCCAGAAAAAGCGTTGTTCAGGACGAAAGCGGCCTTAACTTGCTTTGTGTAAGCCATACCACGGGCCAGAGCCTTGGTATAACGTGAAGACAGGCTGTCGTACAAGTTATCTTCCACAGCTTCCTCTGTGATGGCAAAGCCCATCGCAATGGTTTCGTGGGTGTAACGTGCAGTGAAAGCTTCCTGCGCATTGTCATAAGCGATGGCAGCGCCCTCGTTTTTAACAGGTGCGGCAGCAAAGCCAGACAGCTTTGTCTCTTCTTCAAAGCTACGCTCAGATGATTCTGTTTCGTAGATTTCTTTGTGCTCTTCGCCGTATTTAGCGTACTCAAGACCGAACAATGCGTTCAAGCCGGGGAGTAATTCTTTGAGCAGTTGTGCGCGTGAAATAGCCATGATTTAGCTCCTTAGATGCCAACGGCGTTAGTGAAAGCGGAAGCGCCGGGATTGAACTTAACAAACACTTCAGTGAAGCTGTCAGTCAATGGGGAGGCAAAACCAATAATCTTGAACGCAGCGGCAGTAGTAACTACTGTGCTTTCCAAGGCGCTGGTAGAGTTACCTGTACGGGTAGAACCTGTAGAAGTAGACTGAGCAGCAGCAAAGAAAGTGTTTGCGCCAAGGGCGGCTTGAGTAACTTGGCCATCCAATTGAGCTTGGAAAGTCACGTTAGGGTCAGTGATCACGTATGCAGTCACCACGCCGGTTGTGCCGGAGGGGTAGTACTGACCGTAAATCTGCTGGCCTTGTGCGTTGATGTATGAAGCACCAACAAAAACGCCCCAAGCACCAAGACTAGAACCACCAAGGTTATTGGTAGTTAAATCTTCGCCGGTAGCGGTACATAAAGCGATATAACCGTCTGCATTAATGAGAACAGCTTGTCCATAAAACAAGTTGGACGCAAGACCTGCGGGGTTAATCAGGAACTGACTCGTAGCGCCAGCATAAGGCATGCCGTCGTTACGGTTGATGGGGCGTAGCCCATAGGGAGCATTGGTAGTTGACATTTAAGTCTCCAAAAAAATTAAGTACCTTTTCCGAAAGTGACCGTGGACTTACGTTCTTTGAACATAGGCATCCTCGGATCATTCTCGCGCATGTAAGTGTTGTCTACTGACTGCATTTGTGCTTCCGCTTGATTGCGGTAGTACGCATTGCGTTGTTCAGTAAGCTCCACAGGTGTTTTGCAGAGCAACAAACCGCCCACTTGAACGCTGTCAGGAAACTTGGCATTGCCGTCAGAACCAAACATACGAATCTCAGGGTGGTCAGAAGCCCTAACGGGTTCCCAGCCTTCGCGTAACTTACCGGAAATATTGGTGGCGTCGTCTTTCCCTAACGAGGCAATCCTGATCCAACGAAACGCATAACCCGGCTCCGGATTCGGATCGGGCAGAAGTTGTGGAGGCATCCACTGTTTTGGACGTTCCATTTTTTCGCGTGTATCAAGTTCGCGTGGTAAGCGGGTAGTCTTTTCCATTTTCATTTCCTCATTTCTTCAGCAACCTTACGGGCGTACAGTTCCAATGGAACTCCCAGCCGCTTGGCGAGATTCACCTGTGTCTGCGTAAGTACGATCTTTTTAGGCGCTGTACTACGAGTAGCCGGTGAAACGACATTGGACTTGGTTCGTTGAGGTTTCGCATCAACGGATTCTCCGGCTCCAACTTGGTCGGGGAATCTTTCACGGATGTCAGTGTCTATACGACGATAGTATTCGTCACTGCCAACCCTAATACCATTCTCAACAAGTTCTTCATGTAGCCCTAAAGCGTATGAAGTCATGCGTTTGTTGCTTCCAAACCACTGATTTTGCTCTTGCCACGCTAGTAGTTTTTCGTCAACGGGTGCTGCCTGTTGAGGTTGTGGTGCTATTTGTACAGGAGTTTCCTGCTCTTGTAAAGGGGCGGGTTTAAAATTATTTACTTTATCTGCGCGGATTTTGGCGGTAGTAAGTGCTTCCTGAGCATCTAACAACTTATCAGCGTCCCCAGACTCGTAAGCCTCTTTGTAAAGCCGTTTAGCTTCCTCAATCTCAGAGTTAATGACTTTCTTGGCTTGTTCCAAGAGAACAGTCTGTCCTTGATTAACGGAGCCTTTGAGCTTTTTGTTCTCTTCAAACATTGCTTGAGCAAGGCGAAGAGCTTCTTCTTTTTCACGCTCCGCAGCTTCTTTAGCTCTGCGTTCTTCGTGATATCCCTTGGTAAAGTGTTTAAACCTATTCTTTACACTTTCAGAATATGTTGCCAACTCTTCTTCGGTAGGATCTTGAGGAGCCTCTTTCATTGGAGTGCGGTAACGATCCTCTTCCGGGGTATCGTCCACAACTTCAATCTCAGGCTTTTCATCTTCCTGTGGGGCTACAACTTTTCCACCCTTACGGAGATTTTGTTCAGCCTCATCAGGAAATTCAAATTCTGTTTTTTCAATATCAGCCATGATTACTCCTTAAGTTGGACGTTGAATACCACGAGGGTCTTGCACAACTGCCTGAACAGAATCGTCGTTAATCAATCTCCACTCTGTTCCGTGAATCTTCATGCGGGTTCCAGTGTTAGGACGCACTAACACAAAGTCGCCAACTTTGCAGCTCGGGCCAGATGGGAAACGGGCCGGATCTTTGAACGCATCAGGGCCAATCTTTGCAACAAACAACACGGGGGAAAGAAGCTCCTCGTGATGCATTGCGGTGGCTGACTTCAAAATTCCGGTTTCACTAAACTCTTCTTCTGCCTTGGGCAACATACACAGTAGGTGGTACGTCGCTGGGTCTGGCACTTGTTTGGCTTTCTCTTCAGCGGAGGTATTAAGCACCCCGCTTAGATCAACCGCACTAACATCAAATTCATTCATCTTCATGTTCCTTAGTTTTTCGCACGAGGTCAGCAAGTTCATACTGCGCGGTTTGCAGACCCCGGATCGTTCCGCACAGTTCTTTGTAGTGATCGTGGGATTTAGCACCACCCTCACTAACAACAGTGACTAACTCCTTGACGTGTTCATCAAGTCTTTTGTTTAAAACATCAAGAAGTTGAGTCATCATTCACCTTTCGGTTTGTTTTTTGCGTTTAAAAGCATTTGAAGAAGTTGTTGTTTAGCTTGCAGATCCTGCGTCTGTTGTTTGTGTTCCAAAGACTGCTGGTGTTGTTGTTCGGCCATGCGCATTTCTGCTTGCCTCTTCATAGCTTCCATACCAATTTCTTGTTGCTGGCGTTGTGCTGCAGCCAAAGGATCTTCTCCTTGAGATTGCTGTGCCTGCTGCATTTTGAGTTGAAGTTCGGCCTGCTTGATAGCCAAGTCGCCTTGAACTTTCTGCGCTTTGGTTTGGGCATCTTGTTGTTTGATCTGAAGTTCTGCTTGTTGCATTTGAACAACAGGGTCCTGCATTTGCTGCTGGGCTTGTTGTTGCGCTGCTTGATTCTTGTTGATGTCCAACAATTGTTTTGCAGCTTGAGCAACGAGCTTTGAGAGTTGCACTTCCAAATCTTCGGGCATCTCAGTATCTGGGCTAGGAAGAGTAGCGCCAAGGCGTTGCTCAATCTTTGTTCTGTACTGGAAAGCTATGTGTTCAGCGACGTGAGCCATGATTGCCGCTTGCATCTGTTGAGCCATTGGGTTTTGCCCAATTTGACCCATGACCATTGGGTCCTGCATCATTGATGTGTGGACTGCAATGTGTGCATCGTGGTCTTGGTAGATAAATGCTTTAGTTGGTTTGCCCGTCAAGAATGACATGTTCTCTGAGATTGGATCTCTTGGGGTCATGTCATCGTCAATAGGTACAAGCTTGTCTGCGTTCTTTACACCTAAAACCTCAATCATCTGGCGGTGCAGCAATGGAAGGTTGTAGATCTGTGGAGCACCTTGAGCCAACTGAATCACAGCCTGATACTGCATGATCCGTTGAGCCATCGTTGCAGAGTTAGGATCAGACACGGGGATCACGTCCACCATGTCGTAGTCTGCACGTTTGGCTTGGGGTGTTCCAAAAACAGGTGTGTAGTCATAATCTTCCGGCATGTAATCACGGATGATTTCTTTGAGCAGTTTAAACTCTTGTTTCATTGAATAATGAACACGAGCCTGTACCGCAGACATTGTCTTAAGCTGACGCTCTAACAAAGCCAATGTGGTTCCTACGGGAGAATTGGCGCTCATATCGCTGATATTCATATCTGCGATTGATCCAAGTCTTCTGCCCTCGTCTGTAATTTGATTTAACAGAGCCAATAGAACTTGAGAAGGCTCCTTGTATGGCAGGGCCATGATGTTCTCTTTGACCGATCCACTAGGTACATCTACATCACGGAACTCACCGGGCTGGATGGGAGTGTCATCTCCCTTGATGCGCAGTCCTCTGGTCTTCAAACCTCCGGGGAGATTAGACAAAGTACCTGCATCTACCAGCTGACGAATAATAGATGTGCCTGCACGGGCATATCCACCGATCAGATGAATCAAACCAAGGCCATACGCTCCAAAGCCGGGAACATAGGTGTACTGTACAAAGTGTTGACGCTTTAGGCGGTGTTCATCTTGTTCATTCCAGTTTCTGCGGATGGAGAGAATCTCAGTTGTGCCGCGCTCTAGGGTAATGACGTAAGGAAGAGCAATCCCGTCTTCATCTTCATAGCCGGGCAGATCGTAATCTACGTGGATCTCATAGATCTGGTAACGGTCATCGTCATTGAGGTTGTAGCCTTGATCTTCGGCTTTCTTTTTCTCTACGTCGGTGTAGAACTGAAGAGGCTCGCCAAGTTCTTTGTCTAAGTAAAACCCAGAGACTTGCAGTTTACGAATGTCATTCTTTGTCTTGCGCATGATGTGAGTCACACGCTCTGAAGTCATGGCACTAGAAGCACCATAGGGAATGATCACATCTTCTGCGGGGATGAAGATAGAAGCTTGACGGCCCAAAGAAGGATCGTAATAAACCTTTTTGAAAGCTGCGCCAGCTAAACCTAGAGAATACAGAAGGCGTTCATGCTCTGGCCTGTACTCAGGCATTCCCTCTGTCAATCTGTAGTTCATGTCGTCTTTAACACGCTCCGCAGCCTCTTCTTTAAGTTTATCAATTGCGCCGATAATCTCGGTTTTGACCGGACCCTGAGCAGGGAACGTTTCAATGATAGTCTCGCTTTGGAACCGTACAGCAGCCTCTGTGAGTACCGTTGAGAAAACACCGCACGCACCGAGCCACGGTTCAGTACGCTCTTCATATTTCATTCCCAAAACATCTAGACCTTTGACATACATTTCCACCCAATCTTTTCGGGAGTTAACGTCTGTGTCTACCATTTCAATCAGATCACTGGCAATCTTTTGTAGTTCACTATCATCCATGTACTCTGCGAGGTTGTCTGAGAAGTCTTCTTTCTCAGGCTCTGGCATAAGGTCAACCTCCACGCCATCAATACCAATCTTGAGACCTTCCGGGTTAATAATCTCAATCTCCATTGCCGTGGTATCGTCCATGTCCAAAGCGTTTAAACCTAATGGAGCTTGGCTCAGTGATCGTTCAATGCTCATAATATTCCTTAGTAGTACTCTACTTTTCTACGTTGGTAAAAAGGTTCATCTTCTTCATCAGAATCGATGGAGATGAATCCTCCCAAGCGAAAACGCATCAAAGCCTGACTGCTTGAGTCAACGAGGTCGTCGTGGTCGCCATTAGGGAAGGAGGCTAACTCATCCATAACCTCTTCAGCCCATCGGGTTTCAGGACACCACACCATGCCAGACTCAAACAAAGCAGAGATAGCGTTTACACGCGATATCTTATCGTTTCCTTTGCCCGGCGTATACTCCGCAACGGGAATTCCCATTTTTCGCATCTCGTAGATCAAAGGCGCACCTGCAGCCCTCTTCTCAACAATCAAAGTGTCGGGTTCATATTCCCTGTACACCTCTAAAGCTTTACGTTTTAGATCGGGGAACTCCATGCGCTCTTTGAATGCATCTAACAAGATGATGTTTGCCTTCAAATCACCGTTTTTGTTGGGATGCTGGAAGACACCCCATGTCGTACACGCAGAATAATCTGCGCGGTTGTTCTTTTCAAACGCAGTATCCCAAGATTGGATGATGTACTCACATTCAGGCGGGTGTTTCTTGTCCCAAACCATCCAATGCTCACGCTTAATGATCGCGCCTTCTTCAGATGTGGGGTTCTGTTGATACTGAGCCTCCCATTTAGAGACTGGAAGCTCGGCTTTCAGGGCTTCTAGGGCCGTTTTAGACCAAAATCCGGGCCATAAAGGGTTCCCGTTGGGCATAATCGCAGGAAAATCAATAACTTCCCACTGATCTACACCGTCTTTATCCGAATTTTTTAGGATTTGGCCTGTTAAATCCCTCTTAGACCACCTTGTCATCACAATAATGATGGCTCCGCCGGGCTGTAAACGCTGACGAGGACCGGAAGTGAACCATTCATACACCCCGTCAAACACCGCAGGGTTAGCTTGCTTGGCTTCCTGTTCAGAATGAGGGTCGTCAATGATTAAGAGATCTGCGCCCTTACCTGTAACAGCGCCGCCAACACCGATAGCAAAGTAATCACCGCCCATATGAGTATTCCAGCGACCTGCGGCCTTTGAATCGCTCGATAGCTTTGTAGAAAATACCTTCTGATACTGTTCTGATGAAACAAGATTCCTAACCTTTCGTCCAAATCCGGTAGCCAACTCCGCAGTGTGCGCAGTCTGAATTATCTTCTTATGAGGAAACTTCCCCAGAAACCACGCAGGCAACAGGAAGGAAGCAAACTCTGACTTCGTATGCCTAGGAGGCATATTGATAATCAACCTCTTAAGCTCTCCGTTAGCCACACGCTCAAAAGCATCTGCCATGATCTTGTGGTGAGACCCAGATATAAAGATAGGCCACATCTGCGTCACGAAGTACAGGAAAGACTCCTTGCTCCGCTCTATCTTGTCCATCTCCAGCAAAGCCTGAATCTTTGCACGGTTCTCAGGAGATGCTTTGGGAGCCATCTCCATGTACTTTTTAATCTCTGCGTGCGTTAATAAACTCATAGTCTCATCATAGCCTTTGCCGAAGTGTCCACTAACTTAATGGCATGGAACTTATAAGGCTTGGTCACAATATGACCCTCCGCCCTCAAGCGATGAACGATCCGATGAATGTTTGATTTAGACTTCAATCCAATCCCTTTGGCAATAACTTCATAAGACGGAGACACACCGTGCAACCTGATGTATGCACGGATGAAGTCTAGGACTAACTGTCTGCGCTTGCTCATGTTTAAACGACATTAGCAACTACAGCGCTACCTTCAGGTTTAAACAAACTTGCAATAGCAGGCGCTTCTTCATCATAAACTTCAGGCAAAACCAAACGCATTCTCATCTTATGCAGGGTGTACTTCTCTTTGACAAACCGGTAGTTGCTGGTAGCAAAGTCATACTCAACCCCTTGTGGGATAAAGGGGGCTTCTTCATTTGAATCCTCTATGGCTTCGCTGGTCAGCCAAGTTTCACCAAACTCCACAACCTCATGGCTTGAGAATGTTGGTTTAGTCCTCCAAACCAATTGCCCCGCAGGGACCTTTTCAAATTGCTCATAGAAATGCTTAGCAAGCTTTGCCTCAGCCTCCTCGGCAGTGCCACCCTTAACCGCAGCTACGTAAGTCTCGTAGATGTACCGATTGATTGGCACACTAAGCTTTTCATCAGGCGTTAGAATTTCCCCAGCAGCTGTGACCTCAAAGAACGCCCAAGGTGGCCCCATCTTGCAGGCAAACATCTTCTCAAGCATACCCGTCAGGGTTGCTGTATTCCAGACAGTTTCAGAAGCAAAGGCTCCCGCAGGCAACACTGTCGCTGCTGCACCTGCAAGCAATGAAGCTAAGAAATCTCTGCGTTTCATTTCAATCCTTTAAAGATGTTGGTGGCATCCCAACAGCGCCGGGTTGCCGAGTTGAACGGCTACCCCACCATTAGCCCATGAGCGCCTCGTGCTTGGTTGCACAGCCACCAACACGGCTGGAGACTGGCGCAACATCCAAGTTAGCAAACTAACCATCGTGTCACTTGTAACCAATCCCCATGCGTGTAGGTTCAGTACGTAGACGGCCCTGATGCCGGATGACTTCTCGACCTACGCTGTGAGTCATCAGACCTAAACTGATTGCGGCTGACTCAATGTCATGATCATAGTTTAAACGCAAATGCGAACGTTCGCAACATGTTTTTAAAAAATATATATACCCCCGGGGGGTTGGAATTGGAAAAGGAAGGGGGGGTGTTCTGTGGAATGTATTTGGGAG